GATACTCCGCTATGGCCTTCGCGAACCAAGCCAGTACGTTCGGCGTCATTCTGGGTTGCCCCCCAGCATCTTGATCACCAACGGGCGCGTCAGTTCCGTCGCCGCCTCGATGGTCAACCCTTCCTTGATCAGCACGCACCAGTAGACGGCGATCATCTGCGCCATGTTCCGCATCGCTGCGTCCGTCTGGTCCATACCGGCGAGCCTCGCGACATCATCTTCGACGCTCATTCGACCACCTTCGCCAGCGTGATACTGAGGATCGACCCGAGCGTGTTTTTCTTGCCACCCAGGATCTTCCATCGCTTGATCCCGTACAGCGCACGGTGCTCGGCGTGCTCCTCTTTCGTGAAGTACCAGAACGTCTGCGGCACGAAGAAGGAGACGTGCGTTGGGTCGGCCATCGCCTGCCAGTACGGGAACACAGGCACTTCGATATTCACTGCCGCTCCGGGCTTCAATATCCGGTGCATCTCATTCATCACGGCGATGCGGGTATTGATGTACTCGACCTTCCGCTGGTCGAAGTCGATCAACGTCGTGATCGGAGCCATGTGCTCCAGGACGTGCCAGCACCTGAGTTCGTCGAAGGTGTCGTCGTCGAACGGCCACGGGAACGACGTGATGTCGTGCTGAAAGTCAGGGTGATAGGCAGGAGAGATATCTATCGTCTCCCAGCCGTCGTCAGACTTTGCGCCGGCGCCCACGTCGAGCTTGCGCGCATCGCGCGTGAGAATCTTCAGCCCCGTGCTATTCGTCGTTACCGTCTCTGTCGTCAAGCGACCTCCTCTACCCTGTCGTATCCGCATGTTTTGCAAATGAGCCGCGCCGTCGAACGGCCTGCTGCCTGATCGCTCATGTTGTCCTCGTGCTGGCATTCTTCGGGTTGCACTCCTCGGACTTTTTCCTCCGCGCACTTTCGAGAACAGAAGTCCTCATTGGAACGATCGATCTTGTGAACACCGTCCTTGATTTGCGAGTTGCAGTTATCGCAGAGGTAGATCACGACCATCACGCCACCGCCTCCCGATGACTCACGAAGAAGTCAATGGCGACGTAGTGCCGCAGGGTGTCTGGCTCATAGCCGCGATTCTCTCCCGCGTTCCACACGCCTACGATCACGACCGCCGCAATCGTGCCGCTCATTGCCATCACCGCAAGCCTGACTTGCACCGCCACCGCCGCCGCCGCGAGCGCCGTAGACGCCCAGCAGGTGATCTGAAATCTCGGCCTCGCGTCGCCCGTCTGTCCGCCGTGTCTCTCCTCGCGGACGTTGCTGATCATCTGGTAGACCACCGCCGGAAGTGTCGGAGGTTGCGGCATCAGATCGGGATAAATGCGCGTGCTTACGAGCGTCGTCAGCCCCGCTGTGCTACTCAATTTTGAATAGAGAGCCTCAGTGATGTCTGCCATCAGTCGTCGCCCCCGCTCAGCGCCGCCGTCTTGCGGTTGATCCCGCGCTCAATCGCCGCGATGAACGCCTGCTCGATCTTGCTCTGCGATTCGTCCAGCGCAGGGCGCAGAAACGGCCGCGCGCTCATCTTGCTCGTGCCCAACTCGATGAATCGACCGTAGAACTGCTTGCGGTCGAAGCCGATCAGCGCATCCGCCGATCCGGTTCTGACGCTGACGCGCTGCTGAATGCCACGCTGGAGTTTGCCGCTACGCACCGGCACCTTCGTCTTCGCGCTGGCGACAACAGGCCGCGCGGCTGCGCGTAACGCATCGCGCAGTACGCCGCGCTGCATCTTCGCCGTGATGTTGGCAAAGTCGCGCTGCAACGCCGGAAGGTTTTCAACTTTGATGGCCATCAGAAAATGCCTCTACCTTCGGTTCCGGCACTGGCTTGCAACTCTGTAGCGCGCCGATGAACCCGAACACTTCTTTGTACGGACGTTCGATGAGGTACGCGCCCAGTGCTTGCAACAGATCAGCAGGGACGAGCACCATCTTGGTCATGGCGTTATCTGAAACTCCACATCCGACTGTCAGCCGGACAGGTCGCTGCCACTACTCTCTCTGCTGGCATGGAGGCGACGAGGAGCGCGAGTGTAGCTAGGACAATCAGCGTTTTCATGGTGCGACAAATCCAAACGCTACGAGAACTGCTCGGATAGCTTCTACGGTCGGTGATGCTGCAAGGGTTTGTTGATTCGAGAGCGCATCACAGATACCAAATACGGCATGGTTCGACGCGTCGAACCCCGTACGAAATGGATGGGTAAAGTCGATAGAGGTGGGGCTACTGACCTTGACTAAGGTGCTAGGGCCGCGCGAGACGAAGTTCGCGCCACCGGCACTATCTACGCCAAATACATACCCGTCTGAACCTACAACATCGAAGATGTCGAATCCTTCGTTCCATCCGAATGGGGATGTTACTTCAAGCGAATTCTCATCGCCGGGAGGGGGAGCAGATGGCGCAATTACGATTCGACCACCGAGCGTAACCTGCTCGGCGGAAGGTGTACTATCGACCGTCCACCATGAGGGGATCGCGCTGACGATGAAGTCGCGCTGATCCTGATACGACCAGCTATTCGCCACACCTTCCGTACCGAGCGCGAGTAGCGCCGCTTGCGTCCGTACCGTGTCCGTCATGCGAACTCCATCGAGAACTCAGACGTGAACACGCCATCTGATTCCGCCGCAGGCACATGCGGCCCGCCGCCCGTCATCGCATGGCCGGACGCGCCCTGATTGATCCGCACCCGTCGCGCAAGCGGTGCGTTGCGGGCTTGCGGCACCGCTCGCGACAACGGAGCCGTCGTTTTGCTCATGCCGTCACCAGCGCAAGCGTCTGCACTTCCAGCAACTCCCGACGCCCAATCTCAAACGTCGCCGTTACGCCGTACGTCTCGCCGCCGTAGACGATCCGGTTCGTCTCGTCCACGTCTGTCCGGTAGCGCATCACGAACGTCACCTTGCGCTGTGCATTGAACTGCTCACCCTGAAACGGCTCAGAGCCGCTTGTGCCGATCACTTGCGCCCAAACAGTGTCAACCACCGCCCACGTCGCTACAGCCTCGCCAGCGCCGTCCTGTGAGGCGCTCTGCGACTGTATGGTGATCCTGCGGTCGAGCTTTCCCGCTTGCATCAGTAACTCCCGAATCCATAGTCACGGTATGGCCAAAGAAGGCTCTCGGCGCCCTGCGGCATCTCCTGCACCACCGACCCACGATCAGTGATCACGACGTTCTCGCGATGCTCGTACAGGTGCCCGACGATCAGTTTGATCGCGGACTTGATCGCTTCCGGCACCGCACTCGCCGCGCCATAGCCCGCGACAAATCGCAGCGTCACGGAGTTAGCTTGCTGGATCGGGATCGGCCAGATGCTCCCGAACGGCAGCGTCACCCGCCCCGGATCGGCGTACGGTCCCGCAGGCGCATCGACGAGGTAATCCGTCGTCACCGTCAATGTCTGTGTGGCACCGGCGGTATCGACGTAGGTGAGGCTCGTGACACTGATCAGCGGCGGCAGTGGAACATGAAACTCAGTCGGGAAGCCGTCCAGTTTCCAGTCCCATGTCTGCGTTACCAGCGCGCGGCGCGTGAAGTTCTCCGCAGCCATACGCGCGGCCGTGATCAGTGAGTTGACGATCGGATCGGTCGTCGTGTTCGTCGTCGGCGCCGCCGCTCCCAGCGATGCGTCCGCGATGTTGTCTGTGTACGTCGTTGCGGTGTTGTTGGAGATCGTCGTCAGCAGCAGATAAGCCGTACCGCCAGCGGTGGTGCGATATACCTTGCGTGCCGTCACCGACGAACCACCGAGCGGGATTGCCGACAGTTCGATCTTGCCGTTGACGGTCTTATCTACCACCGTCACGGCGGCGGTGATCGTGCCGCCATCCGTCTCACCGTCAGCAGTCACGAACGTCACGCGATAGCGGTGGTCGCCGTTCTCGATATTGCCCGCGATCGGGATCGCCGCCAGAGCCGCCGTAGGTGCAGTCGGTGCCGGTTCGCCGTACGCCGAATCGAGACGCAGATGCGCCTTCGCCTCGGCAAGCGTGATCGGTTCTGTTGCCGGTGCGGTGACAAGTGAGAGCGCCATTGTTCACCTTTGAGGGAGAGAGGGCGGGCGGACAGGCTAATCACACCCGCCCTCTCAAGCGGTCAAGGAAGACCCTTACGAACTACACCGGCACTTCTTCCCAGGTGCATCCGTAGATGACCAGAGGAGAAGTGCCCGCGGCGGCGGTCGCTTGCAGCGAGACAGCCGCGCCTGGCGGCACGACGATCGCGCCGTTGATGTCGTCGTCAGCACGCCACGGGATCGACACGGAAGTCGCCAGCATCGGCGGCAGGTTCGTGAACAGCCGCGTCAGCACACCCGCCACGACCGTAGCCGTGGTGAGCGGCTTGCCCACCGCAGCCTTGCCGCTGCCGTTGCCGGCCACGGACGTGATCGCCGTGCCCGTCACAGCCGCGCCAGCTTGTACCGTCGCCGTGTGCATGATCCAGTTCACGAAGCCGATGCCGAGCGTACCGGAGAGGTACGACATGCTCGCCTTCAGCACGACCAGATCAAAACCGGAGTTCGACGGGTTGTACAGCGCGAACGCTGCCGTGGTGCCGATGGCCGTACCAGGTGCGACACCCGTGACGGCGGTAGCGCCAGAGAAGACGTTGCCACGCTTCGTGGTTTCGTACAGGTCGGCGTGGAGTTTGGAGTTGATCTCCTCACCCGTCCGACCGATGCGCCCCTCGCCTGTGTTGCCATCGGCGAGAGACTGCGATCCAATGAGTTTCGGTGCCATGTTTCTCTCCTTACACCGCCACGACAGCAGCGCCGTCGTCGATCGGGATGTACGTCAGCCGCCAGCGATATGCGAGCGTCGCGTTGGTGTTGGCGGTCACGGCGTCGATCGTGCCGATGCCGACAACGATCGGCTTCACCATGCCGCCGATGTTGCCGCCTGTCGTGACGCCTCCAGCCTGTAGGGCC